GTCCATTCCAGCTTGTCGTTTTCCACTTCCTCATTGGTATCTATTCTTACATGGGACGAGAGTGGGAACTTAGCTATCGACTAGGTATGCGTCCCTGGATCTTTGTGGCATACTCTGCACCCGTTGCAGCTGCCTCTGCCGTGTTCCTGGTTTACCCCTTCGGACAAGGATCTTTCTCTGATGCAATGCCCCTCGGAATCTCAGGTACCTTTAACTACATGCTTGTCTTCCAAGCGGAGCACAACATTCTCATGCACCCTTTCCATATGCTTGGTGTTGCTGGGGTATTTGGTGGTGCTCTCTTTTCAGCTATGCACGGATCTCTCGTCACGTCGTCCCTCATTAGGGAGACTACCGAAGAGGTCTCGCAGAGTTATGGATACAAGTTTGGGCAGGAAGAAGAGACATATAACATTGTCGCTGCCCACGGTTACTTCGGACGTTTGATTTTCCAGTATGCTTCGTTTAATAACAGCCGCTCTCTGCACTTCTTCCTCGCAGCATGGCCGGTTGTGGGCATCTGGTTTACCGCCCTCGGCGTCTCCACCATGGCGTTCAACCTCAATGGATTCAACTTCAATCAATCCATTGCTACGAGTCAAGGTCATGTGGTGAACACCTGGGCAGACATCCTCAACCGAGCTGGTCTGGGTATGGAGGTTATGCATGAGCGTAACGCCCACAACTTCCCCCTGGATCTTGCAGCCGCTGAGACCACCCCTGTCGCACTCAATGCCCCCGCTATTGGCTGATGCGTAAAGAACACAAAAGTCCCTCTGGCGGTTTGACCGCTGCGGGCAGGAGACACTTCAAAGCGAAGGAGGGGGCTAACCTAAAGCCTCCAGCTCCTAACCCAAAAACTAAAAAGGCTGCAGGCCGCAAGAGGTCCTTTTGTGCTCGCATGGGCGGTGTCAAAGGACCAATGAAAGACAGCAAGGGTCGCCCTACAAGGAAGGCTCTTGCACTACGCAAATGGAAATGCTCATGAAGAAAAAAGGTCGTAAGGATTTGACCATTGCTCAGTCCTTTCAGATTGGTCCTGGGCACAAAGGTGCACAGAAGAAACAGAAGCTCTACAATAAAGGTAAGAGCACAGACAATCCCCATGAGAAAGACACCTTTCTTAAGCGGACTGGTCCTCAGCTCCCTCTAGCCAAAAAGAAAACTAAGAAAAAACGTTATGGCTAAACCCGGACTCTATGCTAACATCCACGCCAAGCGCAAGCGCATTGCTGCTGGCAGTGGTGAGAAGATGAGGAAGCCTGGTGCTCCAGGTGCTCCTACTGCTGCTAACTTCAAGCGTGCAGCAAAGACTGCAAAGCCTCGCAAGTACGCTCGATGACACAACAGTTGCCAAGTCATGTGGGCTTGTTCCACAAACTGAAAGACCGTAAAAAACGGATGGAGCTTTTGATTAAGAAAGCTTCTGGTAAAAAGAAAAAGAAAAAGTAGTATTCGTACGTTCATCCCATTCGGGACGCATGCTGCCTAACCATGGAACGGGGGTTAGGTTTAATCTTGTACGAACTCATGTCCATCAATCTTATTCGTTTCCTTGCATCACAGAAGAAGCGCGCACAGCGTTATCACACTGATGCCCTTCGCTACCGTGGTGTAGTGTATAAAGAGATCGACTGACGGTGTAGGGGAGGTTCGATTCCTCCCCCAGTCATTGGCTTTGGCCCCTTACGAGGGACACCCTTAGCCGTCTAGACGGTGGGATAGACCACAAAACTTTTTTAATCTGAACGTTCGGAGTCTGTTACAATTTACTAACTCCTTAAACAAATGGCTAACGCAACACAAACTGCGCTAGGCCGCTCTAATCTCAGTACTGGTACTGGTTATGGTGGTTCTGGTGACAAGTATGAACTTTATCTGAAGCTCTTCTCTGGTGAGATGTTCAAGGGCTTCCAGCATAACACCATCGCTCGTGACCTCGTCATGAAGCGCACGCTGAAGAACGGTAAGTCTCTTCAGTTCATCTACACTGGACGCATGGACGCTGGTTTCCATACGCCTGGTACTCCGATCCTGGGATCTGGTGATCCCCCGGTGGCAGAGAAGACCATCGTGGTCGATGACCTGCTGGTCAGCTCCGCTTTCGTGTATGATCTCGATGAGACCCTGGCTCACTACGAGCTGCGTGGCGAGATCTCCAAGAAGATCGGCTATGCTCTGGCTGAGCACTATGACCGTCGCATCTTCCGTGCTATTGTGCGTGGCGCTCGCGCTGCTCACCCCGTGTCTGCAACCGGCAAGGTTGAGCCCGGTGGTACCCAGATCCAGGTTGGTACTGGCGCTGGTACCAACGCTGACGCTCTCGACTCCACCAAGATCGTGGCAGCCTTCTTTGAAGCTGCTGCTGTCCTGGATGAGAAGGGTGTGTCTCAGGATGGTCGTGTGGCTGTTCTGTCCCCACGTCAGTACTATGCACTCGTGGAGAACGTGTCCAGCAACGCTCTGATCAACCGTGACGAGCAGGGTACCGCTCTGCAGTCCGGTCAGGGCATCCTGTCGATTGCTGGTATCAAGATCTACAAGTCCATGAACCTGCCGTTCCTGGGTAAGTATGGTACCAACTCTACCATCGACAACGCTGGCTCCTTTGTGGGTGTTGATGTCGAAGCTACCGCTACTGGCGAAAACAACCCCTACGGTGCTGCTACCGACTTCGATACCTCCTGTGGACTTATCTTCCAACGCGAAGCCGCTGGTGTCGTTGAGACCATTGGACCCCAGGTCCAGGTCACCTCTGGCGACGTGTCCGTTATCTACCAAGGTGACGTGATTCTGGGTCGCCTCAGCATGGGTACGGACTACCTGAACCCTGCTGCTTGTGTCGAACTGCACGCTACTAGCACCGCTGGTACTGCATTCTGATCCATTCTTGTTTTATACTGGGACTCCTTCGGGGGTCCCTTTTTTTATATCATGACAACTAATTCGTACGCATCGTCCACCGAACTGGATGCTGTTAACCACGTTCTCATGAGCGTGGGTGAGTCTCCTGTCAATACACTATCCACCCAAAGTCCTGAAGTTGCTATTGCTCAGAACACTCTCCGACAAGTTTGTCGTGAAGTTCAGTCTGAGGGCTGGGTGTACAACACTGAATACGAGTTCCCGTTTGTGGTAGACACCAACGACGAGGTACTGATTCCGCCCACTGTCCTCCAGCTGGACGTGAATAAATTCAAGCATCGTGATGACTATGATGTGGTTAAAAGGGATGGTAAACTCTATGATCGTTACTCACACTCCTACAAGTTTAAGGACCTTCATACTCTCTATTGTGATGTGGTGTGGTTCTTCGAGTTCGATGACATCCCTCAGGTCTTCCGTGACTACATCTCTGCACGCGCTTCTCGCATTGCTGTGACCCGTATGGTCAACGATGAGAAAGCTGTCAAGCTCCTCACAGCAGACGAGGCTCAGCTCCGTGCTCTAGCTGTTGAGTATGACACCCAGCAGGCTGAGTACAACATGTTCCAAGGCACCGACTTCCGCAACCCCTACCCCTCCTACAAGCCCTTTAACGCAGTTAGTCGATAACCATGGCAGCAGTTAATCAACGGATTCAAAACTTTCTTGGAGGCGTCTCACAGCAGCCAGACTTTATTAAGTTCCCTGGTCAGCTCAGGAAGTGTGACAATGCATATCCTGATGTGACCTTTGGCTTGTCTAAGCGACCTCCTGGTGAGTTCGTTGGTCAGCTGTCAGGCGCTACCTCTGGTGGTCAATGGTTTGAGATCATCAGAGATTCTGACGAAAAATTTATTGGGCAAATTACCAGCTCTGACATCAAAGTCTGGAACCTTGAGACAGGTGCTCCCCAGTCTGTGAGTGGTAGCATGAGCTACTTGGCTGGTGCTACTCAGCCGTACGGTCTCCAGACCATCGGTGACTACACGCTCATCACTAACCCCCAGCAGACCGTAGGGACAACGGGGACTACTGATACCTTTAACAGTGGAAACACTTACGCCTTTGTTTCGATCAATACAGTGGCGTACAACGCAGAGTACGTGGTTGCTATCAATGGTTCTAACCTCAGCTCTACCACCAAGTACCGTGTTGGTCATCTGACTGTTGTTAAAGCAGGTACAAGCCAACCTTATTGGCAAGTGACTAGCGGCTTAGCAGGTCCTACAGAGCACGTAGGTAAACAGGAAGTCTTTGATGCAGCTAGTGGTGTTAAGTTTACAGTACTGGTCAATGGTACCAGCTTTGTTAAAAGCTACACCGCTAACCATGAAGCAGAGTATGGAACTCAGTACAACGCTGAGGTAGTCCTACAAGACCCTGGCTTTAACGTCACTAACGGTCAGACCTTTACTGTAGGTGTGGCAGGTATTAGCTACACAGTTACTGTCGCCTCTGTAGAGCAATACGAAACTTACTCTGACTCTGGTGTAGGATTTTATCAAACACCAAAGAACCCTGACAAGGGTAGCCTGAGTATCAACACGATCTTGGGTGAGCTGAAGAGCAGCATTGAATCTAACTATTCTTTTATCTCTGCTCAAATTATTGGTGATGGTTTATTTTTAAGTTCTAGTACTTCTAGTTTTACAGTTGAAGTCAGGGGCGGTACGGTAAACAACTCCCTTGAAGTTATTCAAGACTCTGTACCCAACGTCAGCAAGCTACCACAGCAGTGCAAGGATGGGTACATTGCCAAGGTGTCTAACACTGAGGAGTCTGAGTCTGATGACTACTACGTCAAGTTTGTAGCTGACAGTGGTGGTGGTGTAGGTACAGGTTCATGGGAAGAGACTGTGGCTCCTGGCATTACAGCAGGACTCAACCCCTCTACCATGCCCCATGCTCTGGTCAACAACCGCGACGGTACGTTTAGTTTCCGTCCGCTGAGTCAGTCTGCTGATCCTGAGAACTACTGGATTGACAGACAGGCTGGTGATATAAACAGTAACCCTGACCCTACCTTTGTTGGTAAGGGTATCAAAGACATCTTCTTCTACCGTAACCGCTTAGGATTTATTGCTGGTGAAAACGTCATCCTTAGTCAGCCTGCTGATTACTTTAACTTCTTTATCGTTTCTGCAATTACTACTAGCGATGCAGATCCCATCGACATCGCAGCTTCTGACATCAAGCCTGCCTTCCTGAACCATGTCCTGCCCATTCAAAAGGGTCTGGTCTTGTTCAGTGAGTCAGCACAGTTCATGCTGTTTACTGATTCAGATCGGTTCAGTGCTAACACTGCACAGCTGAAGAAGCTGTCCTCCTACGAGTGTAGTCCCACGGTTCGTCCTATCGACATGGGCACCTCTGTGATGTTCAGCACTGGTAGTGCAGCACACACCCGTGTGTTTGAGATGGTGATCCAGGATGAGACTGTTCCTCCCAAGGTGCTGGAGCAGACCCGTGTGATCCCTGAGCTGATCCCTAAGGACATTGATCACTCGTCTAACTCTTCACAGGTTGGACTGGTGACCTATGGCAAGAAGGGTGACACACAGATCTACTTCTACAAGTACTACGACTCTGGTACTGAGCGTCAGCAGTCTGCATGGTACACTTGGACCCTGACTGGTAGCTTTGTGCACAGCACCTATACTGCTGGTAACCAGTTTGTAGTCAGCAATCAGAACGGTAACTACGTCCTGAACCGTCACGAGATGGTCACTGACACCGTCACTAACAGAAGCTATCAGGTAGGCACTGGCTCTATCGGACGTAGGTTCGAGGCTACCCTGGACAACATGACCATTGCGTCATCCTCCTACGATTCTGCGACAAAAATTTCTACGGTAACTTTACCTTACACTTATGATGGCAGCACCGCTATGGTGGCTGTATTCCTCAGCGGTACTGATGCTGGTGTTGTCAGAGTTCCTGACAGCGTTAGTGGTACTACTGCTACTTTTAACAACATTGATCTGACTACAGGCAACGTTGCTATTGGATACAAGTATATCACAGAGGTTGAACTTCCTCACTTCTACTACGCTATTGACAGAGGTAAGTACGATATTGATGGTGAGTTGCGTATCAACCGCATCAACTTTGAACTAGGCATCTCTGGTCCTATGGAGTTCCACCTCGTGTCTCCACAGGTAGATGACTATATCCAGTATGAGTCTGGTATGGAGGTTGATTTGGGTTCATTCAATGCTACACCCACTGCTCCTTACAAGTCTGTCAAAGTTCCTATCTACAGGAAGAACGAGAAATACACCCTTACTGTTAAAATCCCTGACCCCTTTACCGCAACTCTAGTCTCAGCCAGCTGGGACGGACGCTATGACAACAAACGACACATACGTCGGTAAGTACATTCAACCATGCACCCCTCAGCTAGCTCTAGAAGTTGGTGAGAATCTGCGTTGGGAAGACATCAGAGAAGTAGAAGAGACCACAGGGCTGACTGCTCCGGCAGCAGTCCTGGAGTCTTACTACCGATCTGCATTTACTGTCTATTTCACTGTGCCCAACGGCAAGGCTGCCGGTGTGGCAGGCGTATCACCAGACAATAAGATCTGGATGTTATGTACTAAAGCCAGTGAAGAATATCCGCATACATTCGTAAGAGAAGCTAGAAGGTGGCTTAACAGTCTCCATAACCCATACCTGTATAATCATGCAGATATGAGGAATGAGAGTCATATCAAGCTGCTTAAGCTTCTTAAGTTTACATTTATCAAGTATTACGTCTACAACGGTGTACCCCTAATTCAATTTATTAAACCATGTGCGAACCAGTAGTCATCGGTACATTAACTGCAGCGGCTGGCGGTATGCAAGCTATCGGTGCTCACCAGGCACAGTCAGCTGCGGTCGCCCGCTCTAATGCTATGGCCCAGCAGCAGTACACCAGAGAGTTGCAGATTGCAGCTCAAAGAGATCGTGGCAAGCTTAACGTGTACTCAGCTCAGCTCAAGGCTGATACTGCAGCTAAAAACGCTTTCTATGCAGGTAAATCAGCACGACAAGCTGAAGCAAACAGAGCTGTTGCTGCTGCTCAACAAAAGAGATTACAACGAAAAACTGAGATGGCGTTTGCTGGGCAGGCAAACATTCAAAAAGCCATCCAAGACCAAGGCACCTTGCTTGCTCAAGGCAAGACTGGACAATCTCATCTGCTACAAGTCATGGATGTGGAGCGTGCCTTTGGCTTTGAACAAGCTCAGATCGCTGCTACCTTGGAGGACCAAGCACGTGCAACTGGTGTAGAGATGGAAGGTATCCTTCTGGATCAGCACTCTGCCAACATTGAAGCGTGGAACGGTCTACCTGCTTCTCCACTTGCACCGGAAGCTTCTCTGCTTCCTATCAAACCTATCAAAGCTTCTGGACCTTCTACCTTGTCACTCATGGGTAACTTGGCTGGAGCCGCTGTGAGCGGTGTGTCTGCAGGCTATGGTATGAAAGCTGACCTTAAAACTATAGGCTAATAACTAATGCCGTATCAAGGAACTAATTTCTCCGCTAGTTTCCGTAATCGTGCTGTTGCTGACCCTTCTCGGCGTATGCGTCAAGAAGCGAGACAGATTGAACAACAGGAACAAGAACGGGTACGTGAGGCAGAGACGCAAGCGTCTCGCGAAATGAAAGAGTTGCGCCGACTTGCTGACTTGCAAGCTAGCAACGACCGATACAATCTTGAATCTTTATCTACTTTTAGCAACAGCGTCAAGTCGTTTGTACAAGACGTTGTTGTCAAGGAAACTATTGCTCAAAAAGAAGAGCAATACTACAACGATGTTCTGGATGCTGTCAAGACTCCAGAGCTTGCAGAACAGTCTACCAAAGAAGTAGACGAAGCTATGCAGCAGAGCAGCAACCTTCACGCTGATCTGCACCAGGCATCTACTAAGATGGGTGACCCAGAGGTAGCTCAAGCTGTCCGTAAGCTTTCTGGTCACACTGAGAGGGCTTATGAAATGCGTGACCTCACCACATCTGGTGACACCTTTGCTAGTCGCATGCTTACTGAGATGTCTTCTAGTGAGGTTATGCTTACAGATGACGAAGGTAACGAGTTCAAACTTAGTGACCCTGAAACTGCTGAGCAGTGGGATCTAGCTGCTGGTTATCTTAGGTATCAAGAGATCCTTAAATTTAGAGGATCTAAGCTGAGTGCTAAGGTCATTGCCACCAAGCTGCTCCCTAAGCTGGACACAGCCATCACTAAACAACGTGGTGTCTGGACGCAACAAAAGCGTGAAGAGACTGCCATGGAGGGCATCACTGCTCAGCTAGAAGACAGCTATGGGTTGTTGATGGATGAGAATAGCACTCCTGAAAGCATTGCCCAAGACCTTCAGAACATGTATAAAACTCTGCCAGCTCTGGCAGGTGTGATGAACCCTGAAGGTGGTGCTTTTAACAAGACCCGTGATCTTGTGGTTGGTCTGATTGATTCAGCATTTAAGACTGCGAAAGATCCTATTGGATTAGGCAAGAAGTTGAATGCAGCTCTCGATCAAACTTACATCGAAGGTCATCCTGCAGGTAAAAACAAGTCACTGGCTCAACTTTACAAGCTAGCTTTTAGTCCTGAGGTTATTACTAGGAAAGCTTACGCAGCCAATACAACTCGGTTCAACGAAGAAATGCAGAACCAAGATGCCATAGGCCAAGAAAGAGAGCTTGAGTATATGAAGATTCTTCAAGAAGGGAATCCTTCTGATACTGCTCTTCAGACTTTCTTGACTGATTTTGCACGTGATTTTCCTCTGCAGACCGAACGTCTCAACAGGATGCGTACAGCTGGTATGCTGGACATGACTATTGAAGAGTCCGAAGCAGCTGCACAAACTTATCTAGCAACACATGGGGAGATTCCTGAAGAAGAGACTCGTGGGTTTGATCCTAGCATACGAGAAAAGTATCAAGACAAGATTGTTGACAAGCTCTGGGGAGCGGATAACACAGATGACATTGAGCGGCAGCAGCTGGCTATCACTAACGAAATTAAAAAGGTTCGTGGCATTGATACCAGAGAAAAGCTGATGCTGTCAGATGCCATGGATGTTGAAGATGAACTCCATGACATGCTCCTGCCTGAAGCCAAGCGTATTTACAATGCAGCACAGGCTGCCAATGAGCCAATAACTAAAGAGAAAGCTTTACAAGCCGCCTCTAGAGAAATCATAAAGTTGTTAAAAACTGATTCGCAGTATGAGCACAACCGTGATGGGTTTGTGAACTACCTGAATAGAGCTTCTGGCATTGCTGGTATTGAGAAGAAGCGCGTAGCTTTAGAAGGTATGTTCAAAAACGCTGTCAGTAAGCTTTCCTCTAACTCTAACGCACTAACCGATGAAGTTATTATTGATGACCCTTCTTACCTGCAGCTCACTCCTCAAGGTAAGCCACAGCCCTTTTTTTACGAACTCGCCAAGATAGATCCTCAAGGCAGAAATGCTTACGAGATCTTGAATGCTCAAGGTAGTCACCACGATGGGTTCAAACCTGTAACCGTTCCTAGTGCTACACAAGCTATTCTAGATCGTACTAACTTGGCAGACGGTCAGCTCCGTCGTTTGATGGCTAGATTCCCTAGCCGTAACATTGCACGCCGCTACACCAAAGCTATTGGTAGTGTAGACGTTCCTCAGGTCATGCGAGCATTAGGACTGCAAGAGTCCACTAACCGCTATGATGCACAGAATGATGATGCTATGGAGGTTGATCCTGAGCTGGGACCTGCCCTTGGTAAATATCAGATTCGTTGGGGTAACGTCATTGACTGGGCTAAGAGGTATGGCATGGCTCATCCTGTTAGCCAACAGCAATTCAAGAACAGTCCTGCCTACCAAGACCGCCTCGCTGAGCTAGCCATGGCAGACTACATTCGTCAAGGTCTTGAAGCATCTGGTGGTGATGTAGAAGCTGCTGTTAGAATGGCTGCTGCTGCATGGTATGGTGGTCCTAGAGCTATGAACCAATATGATAGCCCTACTTACGGTAAGACCGAGAAGTACCCTAGCATGCAAGAGTACACTAGGTCCATCTGGACTAAATACAATTCAGGAAGTCTTTAATGGAAGAACAAAATCAAATTGACCTTAGTAACCTCTCTCCTGAATTCGTAGAAGGTGTCCTTTCTCCTAGCCTGCTACAGCAGAACACTGAACGGGAGCTAGGTCAAGAGGTACTAGACGAGGAGAAAAAAAAGAAAGAGGACGCAGAGCGTGAAGCTTCTGACGCTAATTTCTTTACTGAAGCTGGCGCTGCCATTGTAGGTGGCGCAGCTGATGCTGTAGAAAGTGTGGGGCAGTTCGGTGAGCTGGTTGGTGATACCTTTAAGACAGGTCTCAACTCTGTCTTTGGTCGTCCCCTGGATCAGACCCAGAACCCTTTTAGCAAAGAGTATGTTGAGGGTGACGCTAGCTGGCTTGACTTGCCAGACGAGTGGGTACCTGAAAACAAGACAGGCTTGGGTAAGTTTGCCCGAGGTCTGCTTGAGTTTGGGTTCCTTTCTGTAGCTACTGGGGGCATTGCGGGTGCCGCTGGATCAGCCCTTAAGGTTGGTACCAAAGCCCGTGCTGCCTTGGTAGCTGCTGGTGTTGGTGAGAAAGGTTTACGTAAAGTAAAATTTATCCAAAAAGGAGCGAAGATTGCAGGGGAAGGTGCCGCAGCAGAGCTAATTAGTAGTGGTTCTGAAGAAGCTAACATTGCTAACCTAGCTAGCGAGTACACACCCTGGCTGCTCCCGTGGGTTACTGAAGCTCTGTCAGTTGAAGAAGAGGACAACCCCTGGGTTGCTAGAATTAAAACTATCACAGCTGGTGCAGGCTTAAACATCGTTGGTCACACCATTGGTGGATTTGTCAAAGGACGCTTTGAAGCTCGTAAAGCTTTGAAAGAGGGTAAAACCCCTGACGAAGCCAACAAGATTGGCAACGAAGCAATGCAGAAGGAGATAGCAAAGGATCAAGAAGCCTTGCTACAGGAGAACGCTGACAGGCAGAAAGCCAACATGAAGGAAGGGAAAGGTATTGACCCTGACCCTAATGCTCCTGCTGATCCAGGTCGGACTTCTGACAACTTTGTCAACGGTGGTGACTATGATGCCACTGAAAAGACTGTTATTCCTGCTGATCCTGACGGTCTGCCCAAGGCAGTGACCGAAGCTGTAAATGACATGAAGTCAGGTGGTAATGGCGACAGCCATGTAATCCTGCTTACTAAGGCTTACATTGACAAGGTAGCCCGAGGTGATGCCAACCTAGCTCAGTTTGTTGAAGAGCAGATGGATCGCATCATTAAAAAGGACTATCAGATCCCTGCCAACATGAAGTATAATGCTGCTGAGATTAAGCAGCTTATGGTCAAGAAGGCAGAAGAGCTGACTCAAGCCATTGATAATGGTGATGATATTGTCAAAAACTTCAAAGAAGCTCTCGATAGTCCTGGGGATTATCGTGTGTATGCCGACAATATCACTGCAAAGTCTGGTGCTAAGCCTATTAAAACCATCAGCCCTCTTCAAAAAGGAGCCCTCCAGCTTGTTATTTCTGGTGTATGGAAACAGCTTGGTGATCAGTCCGCTACCATTGCACAGGTAGGCAAGGATCTTCCTATGCACCAACCGATTGATGACTATCTTGATGTCCTTGAGGTTGGTATCACTGAGATTAAAAAGCTCAGCCTGATGTGGTCTAACGATGGTCGCATTCAGCAGATCAAAGCTGGTGCACAGGATGTCATCACTGAAGCTGACATTAACAAGATCAAGACAGAAACCAAAGAATACATCGACAAACTGCGCGAGATGAATCGTAACGGAGATCAAGAAGCTCTCCGCATGATTGCAGAAGTAAACGCTATTGCTGATGCTAACATCACTTCATCCTTGCAAGTCCATGAGTTTTTCAAGGCTAAGTTGTTTGGTGGTGAGTTTGATGGTAAGAAGATCCAAGGCAAGCTAAAGCAGCAATCGCAAGCTACCCTGTACAACTCGCTTCTGAGTTCTATCAGGACACCCGTTAAGGCTATTTCTAGCACAAACATGCTCGCCTTGATGCGTCCTTTCCAGCAGTATATTGGAGCTATGAGACCTTTCCAAGGTTTCAAAGTTGACGAAAAAGCCATGGCTGTTGCTGCTGTCCAGATTGATGGCATGTACAGGTCCCTGGCTGAGTCTTTCCAGATGTTTGCTTACAACTGGAAACGTGGCTTCCAAGGTAAGAGTCTTGTTTATGAAGGTCGTTATGACCTTGAGCAGGACATGGCTGAGTGGCGTAAGCTTGGTCAGCTAATTGATCAGTATGGCTCTAAGAATGAGAAGCGATCTTACGAGTTCTTGAACGCTGTCACTACGTTTAACAACTGGCCTTGGGTCCGTGCTAGTCAGATTGCTATGGGGTCTGGTGACTCCGCTGCTCGCACATTTTTGGGCAGACAGGCTATGCTGACTGAAGCAGCCCATGAAGCTCTAGAGAAAGGTACTGATCTCAAAGACCTAAAAAAGGTTGTTAGAGAAACAGAAGATAACTTCCGTAACAAGCTCTTCAAAAAGAACGAAGACAACATGTACGTTGTTTCGGACGCAGGTGCAACCATGGCAGGTGATGAAGTCGCTATGACTAGCCGTCTGCAAGGTAACCTTGAAGGCTTCGAGAAGATTGGTGAACTGCCTTTCATGAAAGCGTTCTTCCCGTTTGTACGGACAGGCTTTAACTCATTGCAGCTTACCTTTGCTCACACTCCTTTGACCAACTTCACACAGAAGTATAAGGACATCCGAGCTGGTAAGAACCTGATGAAGTATGGTATCAAAAACGATACCCAGTTGGCACAAGAGCGTGCTCTTATTGAAGGTCGTGTAGCTTCTGGTTACATGATTGCTACGCTGGCTGCAGGCGCTGCTTTGACTGGTAAGCTGACTGGCAGCTATCCTTATAGAGATGAAGATAAGGATGCTTGGATTGCAGCAAAGATTAAGCCTAACTCTTTTGTTATGGGTGATCCTTTAGGCACAGAAGGAGGTAAGAGGTACTATGTATCTTACGAGAACATGGAACCTTTTAACACCATCTTCCAGTTTGTTGGAGACGTTGTACAGAACGCCGACATTCTTGGCGAAGAAAAGACTGAGAACCTGATGCAGAAGATTTCATTTATGATTGCTTCGGTGTTGGTTGATAAGTCTATGCTGAGCGGTGTTGAAGATCTGGCTCGTCTTATGAACCCTACTACGTCTGAAAGCCTACTGAAGAGGTCTGGCGCACGCTATTTGCGGTCACACATTCCGTTTGCTGGATTGGCTGGGCAGCTGGGTGAAGTAACTGACGGTATTCAGAGAGAGTATCAGACTTTCTGGGAAACTTTGGGACGCAGAGATCCTATTGCTCGTCACCTTATGCATCCTAAGTATGATGTGACAAGTAAGGATCGTAGTGGTAAAGCCTATTCTTGGTCTACAAAAGCTCCTCTGCTTCGCCTCTTTAACTCTTCCAGTCCTATTCCGATCTTCTCAGTAGAAGGGGACACGGTCAAAGAAACTCTTGTGGCTATCCGTTTTAACCAGCCTGAAACCATGAGCCGCTATAAAGGTGAGCCTCTGAACTCATATCAGATGTCCGAAATGCAACGGATTATGTCTATGGGTGACTTACGTGCTCGTCTTGAAAAGCTGTTTGCTACACGTTCTTGGCAAAATGAATTCAAAGCCTATCGTGATGGTGAAGGCGACATGAAGCGCAGTGCTACTAAGGGGTTCAAACTTACTGATCAGAAGTTCTACACAGATGTCATCAACATTTTTGAGGACGAAAAGCAGATTGCAGTAAGGGTGCTTCAAAAAGAAAACCCTGAACTGTACGAAACCATTATTGAGCTTGAACATAGAGCGCAGATCAGTAAATCAGGTGACATCAACAAGCAAGTTCAAAAACTTATTGATGGCTCTTTTCCACGCTAAGCACCAGCTCTTAATTACCATGAGTAATGGCAGTTACAAAACAAACTTATACGGCGAACGGGACACAAACCCAGTTCACCATTCCATTTGAATACATTGCGAAAGCAGATGTAGATGTTTACATCGACACTGTTCTTCAACTCCAACAGAATACTACTTCTACTGCCGATCCAACTCACCCACAAGTTATCTCTGGTGACATTACTCAGGGCACAGCTCTGATTAACTACACCTTTGTTAACGATACAACCATTGAGTTCAACAGCGCCCCAGCCAATGGGGCGTTTTTGTTTATTGAGCGTACCACTGACGACACGTCCATTGTTACCTTCACTCCTGGCTCTACGATCCGTGCCCAGGAACTGAACAGTGCACTGGAGCAAGTTCGTTTCATTGCCCAAGAGGGTAGTAACACTGCACGTGATGGTGTCACTCCTTCCAAAGAAAATTCCCTGTCTATTGATGCACGGGGTCTCCGCATGGAGAACCTGGCTGATGCTAATACGGACGACGATGCAGTCAACCGTGGACAGCTGGGTAAGGTTATTACTGATGACCTGCTGGAAGGCGAGGCTATTAACCTTACTGACGCTACAGGTGGTACTAACTCAAACAAGCAAGTCACCATCTCCGTTGAGGACAGCTCCAAGACTAACAAAGGTGCTGTTACAATCAACGAAGGTGAGGGTATTGATGTAACCTATACCAACGGTAACGCTGTTATCTCTGGTGAAGACAGCTCTAAGACCAACAAAGGTGTGGTCTCCATCAATGAGGGTCATGCTATTGGTGTGACTTACACTGCTGGTGACGCTGTCATTGCTGCTGACAAGAGTACTGCAGCCCAACAGGGTGTAGTCAAGATTCAGCAGGCTGATGCTGCTAACGTAACCTACACTGCTGATGGTGAAGTTACCATTGGTGTGGATCGTAGCACTACAGCACAACAAGGTGTGGTTCGCATCCAATCTACCACTCCTGTAACCACTACCTACACCGCAGATGGTGAGGTAGAGCTGAGCATTGCTGACGGTTCTGTCGACATTGCTAAGCTGAAGGCTGATGATGTTATTACAACTGCAGAACAGGACGCAGGTTCTCCTGTCTGGACTGGACTAGACGATGCTCTGGCTACGGCTGGTGCTATTGAACGCCGCCATGACGTTATTGTTCAGTCTGGTATGCCCTCTGCTACCAACTATGTGGTTGGTAAGATGTGGTATGACCATGCAAACGATCAGACTCTGTCTATCTGGAACGGATCCAACTGGCTTGGCATCGTTTCTGGTGGTACGTTTGTGACTCAGCCTACCGTTATCTGGGTTGACCAGGCAA